AACAGATGTGTTTCGACCCCATTATCGCAATAAAATCGAAAAATGCGAATGAAATCGATTTGATTCACATAGGCAAGTCTATAAAACGGTTGTTTGACCTATTGCCAGATATTGATACCATTACAAATGTACTTATTGAGAACCAGATCTCGCCCATTGCAAACCGAATGAAGACAATTCAAGGCATGTTAGCGCAGTATTTTATTATGAAAAATGACAATATACACATCGACTTTGTTTCGTCTTCACATAAACTGAACCAGTTCAAGCAAATTGCTGCATTACGCGAACCGACCGGTCCGGTTGCTAGTGCTAGTGCTGGTGCTAGTGCTGGTGCTGGTGCTAGTGCTGGTGCAGCGGCGGAGCCTGGTACCGGTGAATCTACTAAAACAAACCCACATTATAAAGCCCACAAAACTGACGGCATTACATACTGTCAAGAAATACTGGAAAAGAACGCAACACTGACGCATTGGAATTCATCCATGAATACCCGCAAAAAAGACGATTTAGCAGATGCATTCTTACAAGGCATGTGGTATTTCAAACATCAAAATATTATATGTTATGCGGATGATTTAAAAATAAAACTTGTGTAAATATCATAACAATGGAATCTATCGATATCAGTTTAGATAATTTAGAACCTATTTCTTTGGATTTTAATAGCGGTAATGCGACACCGTCTGTTAATTTTGGGTCTGGAATAGAATTACTAATGAACGATAAAAAAAGAAGCGCGTCTGGCGATAACATGAGGTTGGATTTAGGCGATTTGGATGATTTAGAACAAGAAATGAATGAATTGTCGAGTAAAGCGACCGCCGCTTCACGTGGTAACTCGTCATCTGACAATACAAAATCACTCGGTGGCATGGCAGCCAGTCTATTTGGGTTGGGTGGGTTTATGAGCAGCAAGCCAGAGACTGCAACTCCCGTGCAGCGCGATTCAACCCCGACAAACGAGTATACAAAGACCGATGCGAATTTAGGATATGCGACTCGCGAAAGTGCTGGCAACACAAAAACGTGGGACGGATTTTCCAAGATGAATGATGTTCCTGCTTCTGGTCCAGCATCTTCTTCTTCCTCCGCCAACTTAAATGAACGTGAAAAACGTCGTAAGAAGCGATTGATGTTGAAAAAGATGGAAGAATGGTATGAAAAGGGTCAATTGAAGCAGGGTTCACAGCTTACCATTGATTCGCCTTACGAAGAGATTGAAGACGAATACGAAAGCGTCATGGACGATAAACGTAAAAAGGATGCGGTTAAGTTGCAGGGATGGTGGTTAATGACCTTTGTTAATTCACTCGAATATGGAAATGCGGTGTTTAATCCATTTGATTTGAATTTGGATGGATGGGGCGAACAGGTCAGTGAAGATATTGATAGTTACGAGGAAATTTTCGCGGAGTTGCATGACAAATACAAGGGCGGAAAGATGGCGCCTGAATTGTCGCTGTTGTTACGTATGGGTTTTAGTGCAGCAGTGTTGAACTTTTCTAACAAGGCGTTATCGAGCGCTGCGCCCGGATTTAACGATGTTATTAAACAGAGTCCTGAATTGATGAAGATGTTCACAAACGCAACTGTGAGCAGTATGAGCCAGCAGTCTCCCAGTTTTGAGTTTGCGCAAAATTTGATGCAAGACCATAACAATAAGCCTCGTGGACCTCCTCCGCCAGCACCTGTAAATACTCAGGAACGTCCTGCACCTCAGCGTCCTGGAATGACGTTTACGGATGCGCCTAACAGCCGTCCTGATATTGCGGCGAGCCGCGGAACAATGTTTCGTGAGCCAGGAGTAGATCTAAATAACAACTTTCAGGGAATCAATGAGGCTCCCAAGAAGATTGCAACCCCCACTCAACGCCCCGAAATGAGAGGGCCACAAAACAGCGACATTGACAATATTTTGTCTGGTTTGAAGACGCGATCAATCAATATTCAAGAAACACGTGAAGCCCCGAATCAGGGGGACGACTCGATGATATCAATTGCGTCGTTGAATGACATGCAAAATTCGAACATGCCAAAGCGTACAAATCGTAGAAAAAACAAGTCGGATAAAAATGTGATTTCATTGGATATCTAAGCCATTGAAGAATTACACAGGCCAATTATTACACATTTTCTATATCATTCAAATGAAACGTTCGGGTTTGCGTAGCCAACCAGTCGTTCGAACTGCATTGCAGTTCGTGAGCCGATAAATGAATTAAAATGTATAACCACCGGATTGCCCAAAGGGCAATGGGCGGATTTACACCATTGAAGATTTTAATTCGCCATTAAGAGCGAATTAAAATCTGTAAATCAGTGATACTTTAAGAAAAAACGCACCAAAAGGTGCGGTTTTTCTTCTTCAAAGGTATAAATCTTCATCGGTGTAAATATTCAAAAATGATCATGCGAGTTGGGTATTTGTCATTTGATATCTCATATTTGTTTACTATATGACGGATTTGTCCAGTTTTATTTCCGGCAATACCTTCTTGTAGATTTTCTTGTTGAGTTTATCGTGGTCTTCGTAATTGCCGAGTGCGTGTACACATGCTTTTGCATAGAAATTGTATTCTGGTGTATCTAGTTCTCTTGCTGCCGGGGTTGTTTGTACATAATGTTTCACAACCGCATAATGTTTGTTTTCTATGGTGTTAATCAAACCGTTCATCAGCGGTTCGTCGGCGGTGCTTTTATTCCAGGTTTCATTATTTTTAATGTAGACGGTTTCGCGTTTCAGGTCGGTACAATGTAGTGGCCGTTCTGTGATAGACATATTATTGAGTGCCTTAATGAGAATATTACTCACGCTATCCACGTAGCCATCTTTGGCGATGGTTCGTAAATGATCCATGCTAATTTCAATTCTTTTGACAAATTCCTGGATACTTAGCGCGTCTTTGCATTCATTTTCGAGGTAGAGTTGAACGTTAAATGTTGTATTATTGTTGCTGTTGATGTTAGAAGTGTTGTTGTTCCCGAGATGTGGAATCATTTCCTTCATAGTGTTTTGAAGTTCTGCCAATTGTTTATCTTTTGTAACCATATGTGTGATAAGTTCCTCATGTTGTTTGTCTTTTATAGCCAACTGTAGCATGAGGTCTTTTACTAATACAAATAATTTATCTGATGCCGGTTCGGTTGCAATGTGTGTTGGTTGTTCTTGAGTATATATAACAGTATTTTCTAATGGTGGGGTCGAATTATAGGTGCACGTCTTCTTATGCTTACATAATGATGGTGCATGTTTATATTCATTACCACACATGCATTTGTATATCTCTGGTTGTTGCATGGCGCTAACATTATTAGCATTTATTAGGCGTTTATGCTTTGCAGTCGCTACATGACGATTATAGTCACATAATTTGCTGCATTCAAATGCGCATTTTTCGCATGCGAATTTTTTGGCGTTTACTGGCGGCGGTTTATTAGTCATGAAAAATATACATTACTAAGAGAAAAAACGCCTAAAGTCCTGCCGCAAAAAACATAAAAATTTAACAGTCACAAATATTTTCATGGAAATTCGTGTTTTGCTGCATTATGCTGTGAAGTGGTTTTTTTACATATTCAGAAAAACTTATTGGGTCACTTTTGAAAAATGGACAAGGAAATAGTATGTCCAAAATCCAAAAATGCGACCTTAAGTTTATTCACTGTTTTTATGTGGGCCAGAAAAAGTGGGACATTTTATTATAATTGTTTCAAAAACTGCGTTTTACACCTTTGAATGATATAAATGAGAAAAGGTGTAAAAAAATATACAGTTATGTGCAATTGTATATTTTTTGCTGGGAGATTCACGCTTTTTATGTTTTATATTTGGTTGCAATGACTTATCTATCGCTGTGTACGCGAGACAAATGCATATCAAACAACCATGATGCATGATTATTTGGGGCGGGTGCAAGTACTGGTACAGGTACAGGCGCTGGTACTGGTACAGGTGCAGGTACAGGTAGTGGTGCAGGTACAGGTACAGGTGCAGGTGCAGGTGCAGGTACTGGTTTACTCGTTATGTGAATCGTTGGTCCAAATAGTACTGGTGTCATGGCCTGCTCTTCAACCATAGCGCGGTAAATCATCTGTTGACGGATACTCGCCTGGACTTTCACCACCAAAAAGTTTTCCATGTTGTATAA